TACGGCGTGTTCGGGTTCTGCTTCACCGCTTTCCAACGCAGATACGCCGCGAGCGTGTAGAGCATCCGGGGCGACTCAGCCAGCAACTGCGACGGGGCGATGCCCGTCTCGACCGCCGGGTAGGCGATCAGCCAGTGGGCTGAGTGCTCTCCAAAGGGACGATCTTGGCGTCTTCGCCAACCTCAACGGCCTCCACCGTCTCAAGCCACGGGTCGAACTCGAGCATCGTGCGACGGTTGCGCTTCTCGACGTGCCACGCCATCCAGGCGAGGTCGGTGAGTTTCAGTTCGGTCTCGAACTTGGCGACGCTCCGGTTGTGGGCGCGCTCGAACGCGATGAAGTCCACGAACTGGGCGACGGCCTTCTGGGTGGTTCCGTCGAGGAACTTGACTTCCAGGGCGATTTTCATGTGCTACCTCCGCACGGTTGAGTGTAGACGGTTAGGCGGTTGCCTTGGTGATGGTGCCCGAGATCGGCCAGGTGACGTCGGCGGTGTTGAGCTCGCCGACGGCGCCGTTGACCGGCGTCCATTCGGTGCACAGCACCGAGAACGTGTAGGACGGGTTGGCGGTGGAGACCGCAGTGCCGTTGGGCTTGACGACCATCGTGACCGCCGTCGAGCCGACGAGCGGGTAGACACGGCCCTCGATCGCCGAGAAGTCGTTGTGGAACGAGACCGTGACCGAGTTGTCGAGGAGACCCGCGACCCGGGTGACCGCGCCACCGGAGCCGAAGCTCGTCGTCGGCACCTCAGCCGCGCTGGTCGACAGCGTGATCGCCGCGACGTTCGCGGACACGTCGGTGCCGTTCAGGGTGACGTTTGCGTTAGTGAGGACCAGCTTCGCCATTTTCGTTTCTCCCGCCCTGAGGGCCTTGAAGGACTTGAACCGTCCCGAACTCTACACGCCGTGCGCCCGACCGTTCAACGGTCAGGCGTAGACGACCACCCGGAAGTCGACCGTGAAGTATTGGGTGTCGTTGGCGTCCACCACCGCGATGTCGTTGGCCGATTCCACGACGGCTTGGTTGACGATCCCGCCCAGCGTCGGGTCGCCTTCGATCGCGTTGCGGATCGAGCCCGTCCCGTACCCTAGGAGGGCATCGAGCACGTCTTGGGCGGTTCGCTCCGACTGGCGGGAGATGATGCAGGTGATGTCAAACTCCATCGTGACCAGCCCCGCGCCCATAGCCCCGTGGAAGGCGATTCTGGTCAGGGTGGGATAGCCCATCCCGGCGATGCCGGGGTTCAGTTGGTCTGGCTGGTTGGCGTAGGCCCTGAAGTTGGTGATCGTGTCGAGCCGTGTCTTGAGACCCGTCTTGACTTGTGAGACCGTTGCGGTCGGCGTCATGCGAACGCCTGCATCCTCCGGTACGGCTCCACCATCTGGGCGACGTCCGGATCGAGGAACCGTGAGACGCGGATCGCTCCGAGGTCGCCGAAGCCGGCGACGCCGAGCGGCGAGTCGTAGCGTTTGTAGACGCGCGCCGACTGGAGGATGCACGCCTGCTTGATCGGCTCTGGCACCGCAGGCCAACCCCAGCGGGCGGTGACCTGCACCATCGCAGCCTCACCGAAGTTCGCCTCGAGCGTCGGGAACAGGTAGTCGCCGACCGCACGGATCTTGTCGTAGGCCCACGTCTGGCCGTCGAGCACCTGGTTGAGCGGCTCGAGCTGGTAGTCGGTGGTCGCCCAGGTGGTGTCGAACGTGCCGTCTCCGTCGGTGTCGGTGGAGAGTTGGAAGCCGGTGGTGGTGGAGAAGTCGTCGACGTTGCAGAAGTACGAGTCGCGGGCGGTGAAGACGCGGGCGGTCGCCGATCCCGCCTGCCAGAACATGCGGTTCGCGTAGCCGTCGATGAACCGTGACGAAGCGGTGATGCAGCTCTCCAGCATCGAGTCGTCTTGGGTGTCGGCGGTGCCGATTCGCAGTGCCGCCTTCAGTTCGGCGCGTGTGCAGTAGCCGTTGGTGATGGTCATGGCGTCCCGATGTTAGTCCACGATCTCGGGTGGGAATACGGTGTCGGGGCGCACGTTGTGCCAGTTGAGGATGTTGCGCATCTGGGCGATCTCCTCCTCGCCGGTTGCCGAGCCGTGCATCGAGTGGGCTCCGTCGTGGCGGATGAAGTTGTAGCGGGGACGTCGGTCGAAGGCGACGTTGAGGCGCAGCTTGCGGATCTCGAGCCACTGCATCCAGTCGGGCCACACGACCCGCCGCCACGGTGCCAGCGGCCAGACGTCGCGGCGCACGATGCAGGAGCCTTGCATCGGGTTGTGGCCGATCTGGAGGATTCGGCGGAACCCGGATTCGTCGGCGGCCCACGGGATGCCGTCGGCTCGTCGTCCTGCGACGCTGATGACGTCGCAGCCGGTGGGCAGGTCGGCGAGGGCGTCGGTGGGGTAGGTGTCGTCGATGCCGACCGCCCAGATCCAGTCGGCGGTCACCGCCCGGGCGGCGTCGGAGAACGAGTCCCACATGAGCTGCTCACAGGGCACCACCGTGATGTGTGGGTCCGCCTCGAGTGGGGTTGGGGAGGCGACGATGATTTGGGCGGCCGCAGGGTTGAGGGCGGCGGTCGAGTCCTGGAACTGGCGTCCGAACCGCTCCCAGTAGTTGCCCCAGACGGCGGTGATGATGGCGACGCTCACTTGGGGAACGCCAGCCTTCGCCGCCGGTACAGGTTGAAGCGGCCCGCCTCATAGTTGGCTTCTGGGATCTTCTCGTCGAAGTACGCCTTGTTGGCGGGGAACGAGACGGTGTCGTTGTGTTCCTTGATGCGTCGGTCGGAGCCGATCGTTGACGAGTTGTCGTGGCGCACCTTCCCGGTGCCCGATACGAGCGGCGTCTGCTTGTGGGAGCAGCGCATCGCATAGTCGTTGTCCTCGAAGTAGGCGGGGTGCAGGTTGTCGTCGAATAGCCCGACCCGGGCGACGACCTGGTCGCCGATGGTGAACACCGACCAGCGGGGCTGGACGTCGGCGAGCACGACGGCGTCGCGGCGGGCTTCGGAGGCGATGACCGCCAACATTCCAGGCTCGAACTGGCAGTCGTCGCCAGCGATCAGCCACCACGGTGCGCTCTGGGTGGCGACGATCCCGAAGTTCCACGAAGTGGACACCCCGAGGTTGTCGGGGATTCGCCACACGATCGTCTGGTGCACGGTCCCCGGGATCCGCAGTTGCGGGCATCGGCCGCCGTTGTCGACGACGATCACCGTCTCAACGGGGTGGTCGATCGAGTCGAGCAGCCGATCCAGCAGGTCGTATCGGTTGAAGGTTGGAACTATTAGGACTGGCACCATGCGTGCAGCTTCTCCATGATCGGTTTCCAGTGCTCCTGGTACACGGTGTCCGCCTGGTACTGCTTGGCGTGCTGGATCTGCTTCTGCGACGTGCCTCGCGGCCTGTCGTATGCCTTCTCGAGCGCGTCCACGATCCCCATGACCCGCGGCGTGAAGAACCACGCCTGCTGCAACGCATCCCACCACGGTTGGCCGTCCACGACCCAGCCTTCGCCGACGAGCTCGGGTTGGGCGGAGAAGTCCGAGACGATGGTGCGAAGACCGCAGGCGGCGGCCTCGATGACCGGGATCCCGAACCCTTCACCCATCGAGCAGGCGAGCATCACGTCGGCCGCCGAATAGATGGTTGCCATCACCTCGTGCGGCAGGCCGAGACGGTAGGCGTACTGGTCGATGATCTTGTACCGCTCGGGCGGGATCCCGCACGAGTTGAGCAGGTTCACCATGTCGATCCCGCCCATCGCACCGTCGGGTTCGGTATAGAGATACAGCACCTCGTCCTTGTGTTTCTGCGCGAAGATCGAGAACGCGAGGATGTTCTCGCCTAGTGCCTTGCGGCTCGGTACTCCCTTGTTGGCGGCGAAGATCCCGACGACGAACCGGTCCTCGCCGGCCTTCATGATCTCCCGGCCGGTCAGCCGCTTGTCCCCGAGGCTGGCCCGTGCCGTCATCTTGAACACCGAGGTGTCGATGGCGTGCGGCACGTACTCGCACTCGATCCCGGCGTCGTGCAGCATCTTCTGGCCGAACTTGCTCATCGCGATCGGCGTGACGTTCGGCTTGGCCAGGAACGCCTTCACCGCTGGCGGGGCTGGCGCGTGGTCGATCGGCACC